ATATTTTCATTGAGACTTCCAACAGTCTCTAAAGCACTAGCGACTTCCTTACTAGTATCAGACTTGATTGAATCAAAATTTTCTTTAATCTCTTCTTTAAATTTTACGAATCTATCGTCTACTCTAACTTCTGATTCAGATACTAATTTTTTATATTTTGGTACATCAATATCAATAAAAGATTCTACTGAGTTTGAAAGATTTGAAAAATCTTCTTTAATTTTATCTACAGTTTCTCCATTAATAGAAGATATTTTAGATTCAATCTTAGATATAGATTCTTGTACAAAAAGAAGTTGCGCCATCATGGCGCTATCAAGATCTTCCTTTTTAATTAATTCTTTTAAATCCTCTTTTATTACAAAAATTTCCTCAGAAACAGTTTCAACTTTTTCTAAGTTTTCTTTAAAACTGTCGAATGTATTTGTAAAATCAGATAATGATTTAATATGATTTAAATTATCCTTAAAAATATCAAACGCTTCTGAAACCTGTTCTATTTTTTCGGGAGACGCAGCAATATATTCCTCTTTAACTTCATCTAAAGGAGTTTTTTTATTATTACCAAAAAAATCTGAAGGCTTCTTTAATGCCACTTCTATATATCTCCGTTTTTATTATTTATTCTCTTCTTGTAATCCGCTCTTTAGCATTTTTGCTAACTCTGCGGTAGATCCAACAAAAAGAGCATTGTTGACTGTCGATGGTCCTTTAGACGTTTTTTCTTCTTCAACGTCTTTTAATTTTTTCTGGAGATCCATTAATTTATCAGTTGCATCTGCAACATTTTTAATTAACTGACCGGCAACTTCATATGCTCTAGGCATCTCACTTTCTTGTGCTAACTCAAGAATACCATTAATTGCCTCTTGACCTTTTTCAATTATACTATAAAGATTTCCTCTAGTATAGTCATAATCTTTTTTAACATCATCAATAGTTGGTTTTACTACTTCTTTTGGTGATTGCTTAACAACTTCCGTTTCAACAACATCATCAACTACATTAAACGTATCGTTTAAATCTTCAAATTTACTAGCGGACTTCATACAAATCCACCATCAAATCCAAAATCATCACCTTCTTCAATTAGAGCACTATCTGCACCAATAGTTCCAATACTTGGTAGGGTTGTTGTCGTATAATCAATACCCTTAACATCTGCTCCAGATACATGTTTTTCTGCTTTTGTATTATCTCTTCCCCTATCAACGGTAATTTTATTACCAGTTTTAGATCTTACAAATAATTCTTCATCTCCAATAAAGATATATTTGTCGGTTTTGATTCCAGCAGCATCAGCAACTTCAAATGTTTTTGTCGTTGCCGTAATATCTTGTGCTAATGTAGTAACAACATTATCAGTATAGGACTTAAGTGCTCTTGCAGTTGCAGAATAAGTAAGTTCCCTTCTTGAATTTGTTGTATCCGAACCTGTAATATAACTGACAGTTGCTCTCTTGATGATATCTTTGGAAGCTGTAGAAGTAGGTCCAAATAGATATGTCTTTGCAGTAAATCTTAAAGTATAATATAAAGCTCTTCTTGTAGTAAAATCACCTTCATAATCATCTTGCATCGTAACACTTTCTAGTACAATGGGTATATCTCTTTTTTCCTTTATTTGATCAACTAGTTCAATAGAAAGGTTATATGCGGGTTGAAAATATGGTAAAATTTGCTCTACAAGTTGAAGAGCATCATCATTTAACTTAGTAAAGATGCTTAGTTCAAATTGCATATTATATGGAACTGGCATATATGACTTACGGGTCTCAGTTCCATCATCTTTGTCTTTTGCTATAAATGTCTGAGTTGTAGTTACTTTCCTACTTGAGTCATAAGTTAATCCAGTAAATTCAAACGACATCCTTGGCAATGTAATTGCCATTGGTTTGTTGAGATCTGGAGATTGCTCGATTCTTGCTAAGAATTTTTGAGTCGGTCCATATGCTAAAGGAACTCTTACAACGGAGTCTTCCTGCCTAACTTCCATAGAATTAAACAGAGTTCCAAAACCAATAATGGTTTTTCTCAAAATTTCGTTGTAAAAGTATTCAAACATAATTAAACCTTTGGTTTATTGCTCGTTATCAATAAAACTATTTAGGGCGTTCCAAATGGGTTCTGCTCTGTAAAATCTAATATTTTATCTGCTTCTTCCTCAATATTAAAATTATCAGCATAAGGATCATTATTAATAGTCTTATCAACACTTCTAAGAGTTCGTGTAGCACCAGAGGTTGACCCTACAAGAGTTTCTCCTAAAGAGAATGAACCAGAAACTGTGGCAATCTCAAGTAAATTGGTTATAGAGTCCCACGATCTTACCCTTGCAGTTACTCCAGTTGTAGACCCGGTAATAATTTCATTAAATACAAATTGTCCACTAGAAGTTGAGGATGGTTCAGAGATAGTAATATCTGGAGGAAGTATGTATTTGTTTCCACTATCAGTCACATCAATACTAGTAATTGTTCCTGCTGCGCTAATAACAGAGAGTCCTGTAGCACTCGCTACGCCAACAACTTGATCTACGTAGTTCTTATCACCTACAGTGTTAGATATAGAAACTACTGGTGGTGATAAGTATCCACCACCACCAAATGTAACTGCAATACCTGTAACAATACCACACTTATCAATACCAAACTCAAATACTGATGTTGCAATTCCTACGTTCGTTGGAGCTTGATTTATAGAAACAATGCTTGATCCAATAGACGTGACAAATGTATCCGTTGATATAAAGTTGTATAGATCACTATATCCAACACCAAGTCTTACTCTATCACCGACAAGAATATTTGTCGTAGTAATACCGGTAATAGTTGTAGATCCTATACCGATAGTTCCTTGAGTTTGAATAGAATTAAATCGAATTGTTGCAATACCAAGTGCTCTAAACGCCTCATTGGCTCCTCCAGGAGCACCAACAGTAACAGTTGGAACAGAGATATAACCAAATCCACTATTACCAATACTAATGGTGCTTACAGTGCCTGCAATGGACACAGTAACGCTAGCAGTTGCTTGTACTGGTGATGGACTTCCAGAGAAAGAAATACTAGGTGCCACTGTATATCCAGCACCAATTGTCGCCCCTGTTCCTGTTGCCCAAGAATCGGAGGTATTGAAGGATACTGCCGTAATAATACCAGTTATTGGATGAATTGTCGCAATACCAACAGCAACTTGAGTTGGTGCATCCATTACTCCAGATGTAGAGATTGCAACAGTAGGTGCAGTAGTATATGCTCTACCAGTAGTACTAAATGCGACAGAACTTGGATTTACAGATGAACCAGCAATACCTATTGTTGCAGATGCAAAACTTGTTCCTGGATGTGGGATTGTTACTGTTGGGACACTGGTATAGAATTTACCTCCAGTGGTTAATCCAAGTGTTGCTACTGTTCCTCCAGTTAGATTGATATCATCAAGAGTTGCGGTTGCTTCTGCCTCATTTCCCGTTCCTGTTGGTAAAGAGAATGTAACTGCTGGTGCTTCCTTATAGAATACGCCACCAGTTGTTCCTCCAGGGAATAGATACTTAGTTCCACCGATACTAATAGTTGCGGAAGTTACACTTACACCTCCACCAACTATTGGAGAATCTAAAGTTGCTGTTGCCGCTGCTCCAACATGTTTTGGTCTTGAGAATGTTACTAATGGTGGTTCAACAAATCCTCCACCAGAATTCGATAAAGTTACTATACCAACACCACCAATTTCAGTAATAGATGCAGTTGCAGCAGAACCAGAACCAGTATTATCAGTAGTACTAAAAGTCACTGATGGTGGGGTTGTATATCCCGATCCAGCGTTTGTAACATCAACTCTTTGAACTGATTGAAGTCTTGGGTTTGCATTAAGATTGCAAACATTTATTCCACCGATCATTGATGCAATACCAACTGCTGTTACTCCTCCTACAGGTGCAGAAGATACTTGCACTGCAGGAATCATACCATACCCACCACCTCTATTGGTGATAGTGAACTTTCTTACCCCACCTACTACAATTCCGGAAATTGCAGATGCACTAACTGCATTTCCAACCATAGTAAGGGTTTGAGTGATTCCTTGAACAGTGCTGATTCCGTCATCAGTAACTCCATCAGATTCATCTCCTAGCAACTCATTATCAATGTCTTCAATTCCAGTATCAATAATTTCATTTTGATACTGAAAGAGTTCGCAATACAATTCATAAACATAAAGACCTTGTAATTGATAATATGGTTTTGCATATTCAATGTCTTTAATTTCATAAAGACGATCATCTAAAGGGAACCAAATTAAATCTCCACCTTTTGGACGGGTGGAAAGTTTTATATTTGCTTGTCCTTGGATTAGTGGTGTAATATAATTTTCATATCTTTCTCTGGATATGACTAATCTAACTTCATCCTTAG